TCTGGTCCCATAGCAATCACTTGTCCTACACTATTTAAGTAAGCTTGATTATCTTGTGAAGAATCTGATAAAATTATTCCACCTTTAGTTTTTACTACCGCTCCTCTAGGTCTAAGTAATATTCTATATCCTACTGGTTGTGGTATTTTTTCAGGTGTAGGTATATCATTATCCGTTGCCCATGCTTCATTACTATTCATCTTCTATATCTCCTTTTTTATATTTTTCGATTGTTTCATTTATTATTTGAAAAGCTTTATCTAAACCTTGTCCGTATCCGTAGACACGTTTGAATTCAGATATATTTTCTACACCTTTACTTAATAAATTTTGTGATAATTCTTGTTTATGATCTTTAATATTTTTCTTAATCGCTTGAATCAGTCGTTCCACTTGTTCCTTTCTTAAAGAAATCTAATGTTTCATTAAAATTTTTTCTTAAACTATTTGAAGCAATTGCAAATAGATGAGGTTTAACTTTTTTAATAGAAATTTTTTTATTTTCTAAAAACTTTTTAGCTTGTCTTACTTCTTCAGGTTTAACCGCCATTAATATCTTTCGTTGCTAGTTTATTTTTATTAATACCTTTTTTTATTATATAAGATTGAGTTCCATTAGCTCCAGTTTCAACTTCTTTTTTAAGATTTTTAAATAATTCCATTTCTTTATTTTTTTTTTGTTGATTTTTTGAAAAGCTAGTTAATAATTTATGATCTCTCATTAATCTCTCTTATTATCTTCCTTTGCAACTTTACTTGCAATCTCTACTACTTTAGCTTTTGTCTCAGTATCTTTTCTAGCATTTTGTTTTTCACTTTGTTTAACACCTTCCATAAATCTAGCTTTTCTAATATTTAATTCTTCTGCTTTTAACTGTAATTGAGCTTGATCTTTTTGAGCTTCTCTTGATTCTTTTTCTTGTTCAGGAGAAAGTGGCATAGATCCTATTAATTGTTGTGCAGCTTGTGCTGCTGCAGCTGCTATTCTATTTTCTTCTTCTATACTTATCTCTTGTGATGGCTCATCATTTAATTCTCTATTAAAATCTCCAGAAGAAACAGGGTTACCTTCAGGAACAGATGCTTGCATTTGTTGTTGATATAAGAAAGCCATGTGTTGACCCATATGAGCTAACATTTGTGGATATAATCTTTCTTTAGCTTCAGGATTTCCACCAAATCTAGGATCATTCATAAACTGAGCGTGAACTTGCATATGAGCTTGATGATCTTGATCTTCAAATACTTGAATAGGTTTACTATTAAGCACAGCCATATTCTCTGATACTGGATCACGTCTAGGCGTATCTTCATCTTCAATCATTAAATCCATATAATCTGGTATATTAAGAGCTTGTAAAAATCTTCTTGTAGCTTCTTTAACATCTATTATATCAGGAGAAGCTTGTGCTAATTGTAAACCAGTTTGAGCTAAAGCTATTCTTTGAGCTTGAGAGAATATATTAGGATCAGATACAGGAACTACACTAATAGCTTTTGTAAAATCTTTTCTTCTAATTTTTTGACTTCCACCTATTACTTCAAATGAATATTCATCATCTAAATATTCTCCATTTAATTCATAGATTAATTTAAATTCTCTACCTTGAGCTTGGTGTATTCTTTTATGAATAGCAGAAAATACTTTTGATCCTTGTTCTATTAAAGCAACAGTTGTTCCAACAGGACCTGATCCAGCTGAATCACCAATCATTGCATCTGCAATAGAAGCAAAACGTCTTCCTGACTCAGTTAATACTCCAAGTAATTGAAGTAATGTCGGTGAAGGTTCCTTAAAAGGAAGAGGGATAAAACTTTTTCTAAGATCATCACCATATGCTTCAACTTCAACCCACTCACCAGGAGAGACCGTAATGTCTCCACCTTCTATTCTTGCTCCTTTAGCTCTAAAGCCTCCATTGAGGTTGGCAAAGGCAGCAGAATCAAGTAGTGCTCTAAGAGCACCAGTACTTGCGTGTTGTAGTCCGCCGATCATTTGAATAAGGCCAAAGCCATAGAAGCCTAAGCCAGGAAGATATTTATAGTGTATAAAGTAAGTTCTTTTTCTTCTTAATGTATCTTCTTCTTTCCAATTTCTTCTAATCGATAAAACTTGTTGTGATTCATAATCTATTGTAACAATATAAGGTAAAGCTAATTCATTTTTATCTTCACCTAAATCTAAATTAGTATGAACTTCTAATACAGTATGAATTTTATCTGCCATACTAGGAGACATTCCTTCTAATCTTTGTATAGTTTGTTCAACCATATCTCCATCGTTATTACTTCCTGATCCGCCAGCTTCTGATTTAGTTAAAGGTATATCTCTGTAGACACCTGATATTTGATATTTTCTAATATCATTTCTTGTTAGTTTCATTATTTGTGTATATCTTTCAGCAGTTTCTAAATCTGTATTTTCCATAGAAATTACAAAATCTTCTGCTGGTACAAATTTAGAACAAATCCTATCTAATGTATTATCAAAATAAACTTTTTTAAATGCACTTCCTGCAAGAGCTAAATAAAATAACATTTGATCTAGTTCATTAAAGTAATCAGGAATTTCTTGAGTAACTTGAAAGTTCATAAAGTCTTGAACTCTTTGAGCTTGTTCTAATTTTTTATCAGTAACTTTTCCAATAATTTGAGTTTTAACAGGGCCACCTGGTGGAAACATTTCTGCAATAGCTCTTGCTTGAAACTGTGTTGCTGCTTCAGCTAGTAATGGGTGATGAACACCAGAAGCTCCCGGGAATGGATCTTGTCTATCTTCGACAATTACTCCTAACATTCTTAAACCTTTAGAATATTGGTCTTCCCAGTTTTTTCTAGAACTTTTATCATCTTCATAAGCTCTAGTTAATTCTTTACCTAAAAGACCAACTTCTGTTTCGTCTAATTCTTCTGCTAAATTAGAATAATGATTACTTTCAAAGACTTCTTCATCTTTTTCAGTTTGATCTTGATCAACATCTACATTAACTTTTTCACCTTCATCATTAGTGAATTGTAATTTTTTTTTATCTAATTCAACTTCCATTATTTAACTTTTTGCAGTTTTAGCAGAGGCTTTTAAAGCTTTAGCAGAAACGGTACCTTTACCCGGTCTACTTGTGCCTGCTTTTTTTCTTTTGTTCATATTATAATACAAACCTTTTTTAGCAACTCGGCCACTTTTAGTTTTATGATATCCTTTTTTCATAAGTTTACCAAATCCTTCTCTGTTAATCACTTACTATTTTTTAAAACCGTAAGTGCCTTTTGGTTTACGTGTAGCTTTAGCTACTTTTCTTCTTGAAGCCATAGACATTTTTTTAGATGATTCTTTACCGCTTTTCATACCCATTGATTCATCTTTTCTTGCATTATAGCCTTGTTTCATTTTCTTTTTCTTTTTCATAATTTTCATAATAACATATTACCTCCTGGTTCATACCATACTTTCCTATTTAGAGATATAAAACAAAAATATTGATAATGAAAGTCTTTTATTTTGATTCTATGATGATCTTATCAATACTTTCGCTTCCGTCAACATTAATTGAAATAATAGCTTCTACTTCACCACACATCAATTGTTTATTATTCATATTTCTAGTGGCTTCTCTCTTCATTTTAAGACAAGTACCCATTGATTCTTGTACTCTATGCTCAACAAGTTGACCATTTAAAAATAAACATAAAGCTATTACTAATTTTGTCATTAATGTGCTCCATTACCGTTTGCAAATTTAATATCTCTAGTTTGATCCTTTAATTTCTCTATGTCTTTTTTTAATTTTTCAATTTCTTTTTCATGACTAGATAACATCACACCTGTGTGTACATTCGCTTCTAACATTTTTTGCATTTTTTCTATTTGAGTTGCTTGCCATTCAAGGATCATAAACTGCTCCTGGTCAATTGGTTTTTGAACTGATGCTTCTAGTAAATCTTTTTCAAATAGTTGGTTCTTAGTTTCAAGTTGATTTAATCTTTCAATCACACCAAATGCAAACCAGGCACCAATAACAATGGCTCCGATCAAACCAATTAAGTTACGTAATGGGAGACCAATATTTGTATTGTCATTTATTTTCATTTAGCCGGTCCTCCAAAGACAGCTAATAAACAAATAGCCACAATTAATAATGCTGTAAATCTGTAATCCATCAAAAAAACCTCTTTAACTTTTTTTTAGGAAAACATTATATAACAAAAAGTATTATAGTTCTATTTCTTTTCTTCGATTTCGTAGAAGAAATTATCCGTATCTTGAGTTTTCCATTTACCACTATCTTCTACATTCCATTCATTTGTTTGTACTTTCCAATCTGGAATATTATTTTTAACAGTAAATGAAGGTAAGTCCCATATACATCTATTATTAGGTTGTGCTGCAAAATTACCATCATCTAAAGCTATGATATGTGCGCACTTATGTTCTTGCGGTATTTCAGAGTGATCAGTATCTAACATGTTAGCATCAGGATGTCCCCAATCTATTGTAAACATATAACGACCGTAATGTTTCTTTTTATCTTTACCAAAGTAATATCCAGAAGCTGAACTTAGAATAGCATAGTGAGTGACAGTAGGGTAATAACTAAAACAATTCCAAAGCTCCAATTCATCAAGTCGTCTTGTGGGAACGTCTTTGAGTTCAAATCCCGTTTGAATAAATGCGCTAATAGGTAAGCGATAAAATATTGCACCATTACCCATAAGAGCATGAAATAATATAGCACGGCCGCCCATGCTAGTAATACCAAAGATAATACAGTCTTCAACTTCTCCATGATGTTTTTTACAATCATATAGATACTCCCTTCTAATTTGTGCATAAGTTGTAGGTATGTTTGCGTTAAGATATGACAATTAACACTTCCATCTTCTTCTAGCTTGTCTTATTCTAGAGTTAGGATCGTTTCTTGTTTTAGCAGAGCTTCTTTTTAGTTGGCCTAATGATCTTGCGCAATAACTTTTTCTACGTTTAGCTGCTTTACTTCCTGGTTTTACTTTACCAGTAACTGCAGTTTTTAATTTAGAACCTGGATTAGCTCGTCTATATGCAGCAACACCTTTACGTGTCATTCCCGCTCCAGACTTTGTAGGTCTAAAGTTTCCAGACTTCACTGAAGTCTTTATAGCTTTTTCTTTTCTACCCTTAGGTCTTATTCTAGTTCTAGCCATTATAAACCGTACCCAAAACCATCTTTAGCTCCAGTAGAAGCAGTGTTAGTATAAGAAGCTTCTCCACCAGTGCTTTGATTATTATTTCCTCTATCACCAGCATCATTGTGAATATTGAATCCAGGTTGGCCTGCTGTAGGAACATCGTAAGTCATCATATCATAAGATTGACCACCTTGAGGATTTGTATCAGTAGTATTTTTATTTGTTTGAAATTGATTAAACATACTTTTACCTATTGTGTAAGGAAGAGCCATCGGTCCTAGAGCTAATCCCATAGCAACATTCTTAGCTATATTTTCTACTCCAAGTTTTTCAGAAACATAAGAATTAAAAGAAGTTAAATTCTCTGTAAGAGTATCATTAAAATTTCCTACCTTGTCTCCTACTTTATCAAAGCTCCATTCAAAATTATTTTTTTGTATTGGAATATCTTCTATTGATTGAAATTTTTGATCAAATGTTTTAGTAGGAATAATATTATTATTTTGATCAGGTGTTTTAGATATATAACATACACCGTTAACAGACATTCTTCCATCAGCGCATACAAATTCTTCCATACTATCTACCTTGTCCTTTGTATCTTGTTTGAATTTTTTGTCTTTTCTCAGATTTGTTTTGAGATTTCTTGTGAACGCCTGGTCTTTTCTTAGGCTGATCTCTTGGCACGAAGTGTGTAAACTTCTGCTTGGCCATTAATCTTTTTTCTTATTAGGATCTAAAGTTATAACTTTAGCTGGTTTTTGTTTAGTATCTAATAACTTGTTAACACTAAATTTGTCTTTTGCTTTTTGACCTATTTGTCTAATTACATTTAATTTAGTTTTATTAGGACTTACTACTTCAGCTACTTTGATTGTTTCACCTTCATCATTGAAAGTTTGTTCATCTTTAGTTGCAACGTAATCGTCATTATTTCTTGACATATTTTTTTACCTTTTTCTTTTTCTTTTTTCTTAACATAGCAAAGTCTACACCTGTTAATTTGCCATCTTTATTTTTATCTAATTTTTTTCTGTTGCCTTTTAACATTTTTTTTGACCTTTCGTTTTACTTTTTTAGGTGCTGACATTCTAGAGTTTTGTAATCTACCTTCTCCAGAACCTGCGCCAGCAGTCATCTTCATTATTAAAAACCTCTTTTTTCAGAATCAGCGTATTTTGAAAAAGGTTGTGTTTTACCATTTTTTAGTTTTGCAATTGCTGATTGATTATTTTTAGCATAAGAATTAGAACCTGATTCAGATGAATCACCTTTAACAGCTCCCTCAGTTACTACACCAGGATTTCCTCTTGGCTCTGGCTTATGATCTTCACCAGCTATATCTCTCATGTTAGGTCTATCGCCCATGATTAACCTCTTTTAATTTTTTTTATAAAAGCCATGTTGTCACCATGAAAATCAGAATTGCCTTTAGTTTTATCTTGAATAGTATTTGCAGCAGACGGATCTTGATGCGGTGGATGTGCTTGGGGTGTAAAACCTGCGGCAGCTCCACTTGAATTATATTGAACAGGTGTTTTAGTTGTCATTTGTGTTTTAGTCATTAATATATACTCCCAGTTATATTTAGTTTTCCAATGAAATTTTCCATTTCATTTTCTCGTCTTGTTTGTTCTTTTACTACTTCATCATTAGGATTCTGCATAGCTTTTTTAATCATCG